GCATATTTTTCGTGAAATAACTTATATTGTTTTTCATATTTTATATTATATTTATTTAAAATTTCAGAAATATATAATTCACCTTTACTTTCATTACAATCTGGACATCCTGATTTTTTACTTAAATGATTATTAGGTGAAACTTCAAATATACCGTGTTCTTTACAAATAATTTTAACATTAGTTCTAGCATTTATATAATCAACCAAACTATAATCCCATCTATTATTATGAATAATATTTGATTCTTTTTCAAATTTATTATTTGTTTTTTTAGTATTTTTTGCACATTCTTTACATCCTTTACCATTTAAATGATTATTTATTTGTTGTTTAAATTCTCCGTGTATTGGACAAATGATATCAATCTTAGTTTTTTGTGTTTTATAATCATTATTTAATGAATATTTTAAAAATAAAGAATAATCATATTTATTATTGTGTACTTCGTTTGCTTTTTTAACTATTTCTTCTTCTGTTAATTTTAATTTAGCATTACATTTTGGACAACCTTGACCATTTAAATGATCATTTGGTCTTTGTTCAAAAACACTATTACATTTTTTACATATAATTTTAACTTTTAAATTTGATCGAATGAAATTTGTTAATGAATAATCATATTCATAATTATGAACTTTATTAAAATTTTCGATACGTTCATCATTGGTTAAATTTTTACTATAACATTTCGGACATCCTTGACCCCTTGAATGATTATTCGGTGTTTGTTCAAAAATATTACTACACTTTTTACAAATAATTTTAACTTTAGTTTTACTATTTACATAATCAACTAAAGAATAATCATATTTATCATCGTGAATCAATTTAGATTTTTCTATAAATTCATCATTTGTTAATTTTTTCACCATCATTTTTTATTTTTTCATCTATCATCATTTCGATTAGATTATTAATTTTTAAATAATGTTTTTTTGCATATTCTTTTAGTTTTTCATAAACATCAACATTTATCTTAACACTTCTCCTATTATCCATATTTTTATATCATTTTTATATTATATATAAATATACAAAACCCCAAAAGTGGTTTTTTGGGGTTAATATTATAAATATTTTAAAAATTATGTGATTTTTAAAACTCTTTTACATAATTCAACTTCATCTGATTCTCCAGTATTTTTAGATTTATTGTCAGAAAGTTTAACAGCGGGTATCCACCTATTATCAAAATAAACTTCTGATATTTTTATTACCATATTTAATGGTTTAACATCCAAATCGTTTGTGATCGATGTTCCTATCCCAAATGAACATTTAATTTTACCTTTACAATAATCATTTATTTTAATAGCCTTTTCTATATCAAGTGAATCACTAAAAATAATAGTTTTTGATAATGGATCAATACCTAACGATTTATAATGATTGACTAATTTATCAGTAAATTCAAAAGGACACCCCGAATCTTGACGAATTGATCCGAAAATACTAGCATAATGGTTATCAAATGATTTTAGAAAAATATCAGTAGTGAAAGTATCTGGTAAAATTGTACCTAGTTGTGATGTGTTATATGTATTTATCCAAGTGTCCATCGTCATTTTGTTAGCCATATTATATCCATATATAGCAGCGTGTACCATAAAAAGTTCATGTGCACAAGTACCATTGATATTGATATTAAATAAATGTGCTAAGTGAACATTAGATGTACCAACAATAGATCCTCTACCATAATCTAATAAATCTTTTAAAACTTCTTTGTGATTATCATATGAATATCTACGTCTAGTACCAAAATCAGATACCTTTAGATTGTTTAATAACATCAAATTTGCTTTTGATTTATTTTTATCCAATCTAGTATTTCTATTGGTACTATTACTAAAATCATATTCTTTATTAGTCATTTCAAAATATAATTCTGAAATTAAAGCCATTAGAGGTACTTCCCAAAGAATAGTTCTCCACCAATATCCTTCAATTTTAATTTTTAGATTACTATTTTCCATATAAATGAAAACTTCATTAGGATCAAATTTATATCCTTCTAATATATCAAAAAACCAATTTGGTAAGTAATGACCACATTTTCTAATAAAAAATTCCTTTTCGTCTTTTGTCATTTTCAGATTTGACATGTCTTGAACCCTTCTTTTAAGTTCTAAATCAAATCCTTCTGGAAATTTGGTATCATTTCGATTAAAGAAGTTATATCTAACTTTTAGGTTAGCTAGTGGTTTATTTGTTAATACAGCATACATCTGAGTAAACTTGTAGAGATCTGTATCTAAAAAACTTTTAATACCTGACATAATATTTTGTTTTGGTTAATAATGATACAAAGATAATACTTATTTTTAATAATACAAAATTATTCTTTAATTGTTTTTACATATGTCCAACCGTGATATTCTTTTAATATTCCTTTCACTAATTGTCTAAATATATCTATTTGTTTATGTTTACTTTTAGCAAATTTAACTAAACCTTCATTTGATTGATGTATAACACCATCAGAATCTTTAAATTCATATATTTTTATATATTTACCCACATTTTTACCAATCATCGATTTGCTCATTTTATCTAATGTTTCTTTGGTATGTGGTTTTTCAATTTTTCTTTTTTCCCATGATTTGGATAAAGATTTTTTATGTTGTTCAGATTTTGGTTTATTTCTATTTGAATCACCTATTTTCTGTTTAGTTTCTTCACTTATTATTCTCTTGGATCTTTTTAATTTTAATTTTAAAATAGTTTCTGGTGTTATACCACTAAAACCATCCCCACCATAACTTCTATTATATCCAATATTTGGATCATAAGATTTTAATTCTAATATCCAAAATCTTTCTCTTTCATTAAGTTGTTCAAATGTATCACATTGTTCTATAATTTCTCTTTTAAAATTTTCTTTACCATATTTTTTTATAGATTGGTTAAGAACTATACCAGAACCATAATATAATAGTGATTTTCTTGTTGTTTTTCCTATATAAATTTTATTATTTATTAAATTGGTTGTTTTGTAAATTATCATATAATAATATTTTTATTATTATATATAAAAATTTAGACACCGATTTATATAAATTGAAATTTTTAATGACGTAATCCACAATTTGAACAATAATAATACCCATTTTTCGTTACAACAGGCATTTCAATTTCACAATCAAAACAATAAAGTCTTAAATTTTTTACTTTTTTAAACTTTTTGTTTTTCATTATTTCTTAATTTTTCGATTTTGTATTTTCTCATATCTATTTCATCCAATTTGATAATTTTATTATCATAAATCCATTTGGTTTTATCTTTTATATCTATAGCTATCCAATGTTTACCCAACAATTGTTTATTAGTAATACTATTAACATTATAAATAACATCTTTAAATAATTTAATATTCCCATCTTGTGTTAATATATTTTCCGTTGGTATAATATATTTTATCATTTACATATTATTTTTTAAACGTTTACTTATAGTAAATATTTTATCCTGTCGTTCTTTTAAACCTTTTAGGTAACATATTTTCGTTTTTAAATAATGGTATTGTTTTTCTAGATGTTGAATTTCATCTTTGGTCATACTTTTCCAATGAAAAAATATTTTATGTTTTATTATGCTTTTCTGTGACTCTAAATTTTCAATATCAGTATTCATCATATATCATTTATTTTCCAAATAATAACATAATTGGATATATGAAAATTAATGTTAAAACAAGTGGAACAATATATAATCCAGGAATTATGTATAAATACAATAAATTATCATTTTTTGTAACACCACTAATCATATATATTATTAAACATAACACAATGGATAATAAAAATTTAAATACACCATTATGTTGAATCCATTTTAAATAAAAATCTGCGATTTTTTTCAAAAAATTTTTCATAGTTTTTAATTGTTTTTAATTGTTTTTAATTATTTATTATTTATTATTTTTTTAACTTTCCATCCATTATAATTATTACCATTTAATTTACTAGCATTATATATAAAATGTCTGTTAATATTATATTCTAAATGTTCCTGTATAAATTTTGTAGCTGATCTTACCAAATATGTTTTACCATCTGGTGTTATAATTTCATATGTTCCTGCATTTGGGTTTTTATCTCCTATTTTAGTAATACTTATTTTTTTTCTGTGTTCTAGTGTTTTTTTAATTCCAAATATTGGATTTTTATCACCTCTATTACCATAATTTGGATTATTTTTACCCAAATTCATTTGTCTAAATTTTTCTTTTGTTTCATTTGAATGATGTTGTAATCCTTTTTTACCTTTATTCCAAGGTTCTTTTCCCATTCTAATTTTACTCATTTTATCTTTTGTTTCATCTGAATGTATTCCAAATTGATTTTCACCCATTCCTCCAGTTGGACTTATATTATATCCATTAGGTATTAATGTATCAAATAATTCTATGTAAAATTTTTCTAAATTTCTTACTTCAATTACAGTTTTACATTTTTTTAATATAATTCGATGAAAATTATTTTTATGATATTTTTTAATAGCTGATAAAATTGCAATTCCACCACCAAAATATTTTTTAAAATCTAAATTTTCATTATTTGTACAATGACTACCAACATAACATTTACCGTTAATTTTACAGATTGTTAGATAAACAAAATTAAATTTTTTTTCCATTTCGATTAATTTATTTTATTTATATATAAAAATAAATTAATCGAAACTGATTATTGTGTTAAAAAATATTGACTATTAATAATATTAATGTTATTATCTAATAAATTATTATTAGTTTTTAATTTATCATTTTCTGACATATAAGCAACACCATCTTCAATAAGATATGTGATAAAATTATCATTTTTACCATCTATTGCAGTATATGATACACAATATTCACCTGCAATTCCAACGATAAAAATATCAGTCACACCTTTTTCTTTTAAAAAATCAGTAAGTCCTGTTGATGTTTTGTGATCATTTTCATAGAATGCTGAATAACTGTCTACTTCTACATTCATACCCTTTTTGAAAATGTACAGGTTTGGAATATTTAAATCTAAATTGTGATGAAATTCTGAACCGTGTGTGTTCTGTACACAGTGATTTGGCCAAAGTACTTGTGGAATACCATTTAGTTCAATTAAATCAAACATATTTTTTCCACTATGTTGAGAAGCAAATGATTTATGATTTGATGGGTGCCAATCCTTCGTAAATATGACCAAATCAAATTCCTTACTTTTTGTGAGTTTGTTGATGATAGGAATGATTTTATTACTATCCTTCACCTCTAAGTTTCCACCTTCGAAAAAATCATATTGTGGATCAACAACAATTAATGCTTTCATAAAGTCAATTTTTAGTTAGTTTTTATTATAGTTTTTATTAATTTGATTACAAATATAAACAATTATTATGATATTACAAAATATTTTTAATGTATTTATGTGTAAAACAAGGTGTTATCCATACTTCATTGATTTGTTTACAATCATCAAGTACTGATTTAGCAACATCTATATGTGATTTGTGAATTGGATTAAATGCACCTCCTAATATAGCAACATTTATTTTATCTAAAAACATTTTAATTTTAATTAATAATTTACAAATATAATAAATTTTTTTAAAATTCAAAATTTAATTTTTCTTTAAGATATTCTGTTTCATTCATTGATTTTTTACTCATATTATGTTTTCGTTTAGTAAAACATAAATTATTGATTGATGATATATCTTTTATACTCATATTATTCAAAAATCCATATATAATACTTATTTTATGATCTATATTTGGGTAATTTTCATTATTATGTTTATATAAATTATAATTATCTTTAATATATTCACCATCATAATAATCAAAACCATCCCAATTTTGTTTAAATTTATATAATCTTATATTTATTT